AACGCGACAAGTTAAAAGACTATGCGCGTAAAGCAAAGTTAGCCGAACAAAAGGGCAAAGAGATTGACTTCCAAATCGGTCTAATTGATAAGTTAGACGATAACTCTATCGAAGCCGCTTTAGTTCGTGTGACTGACTGGCGCGGTGCTGGCGCTTTTGATAAAGCAAAGCTAAAAACAGCACTTGGAAATAACCCTCAATGGATTGATGAAATCATTGAGTTCAGTAATTCAGTGGGAAAGTAGAGCAGGAATCTTTAGATGAATTGATAGCGTTTGCCACTCATCATTTCTCTTTGAATAAAGTTGTTGGAAAGATGACTGTACGCGAGAATTACGAGGCGGCAAAGATAGACCGCAGTCAATGGGGCTATCCTAACTTTCCGTTAATGCTTGCTTACTTGTGGGATATATTCGTAGCATTATGCGCTACACGTTCCGCAGGTATGCAAGCTAACGCTATCACTTACACTGAAATGTTAAGTTATGCCACGTTGCACAATATCACGCTTACTCAGTTCGACATATCCGCTATTCAGCAACTTGATGCAATAGCACTCACAGACCCTTCAAAGTTAAAAGAAAAGGTAAAATAATGGCAGTAGATATTACAACTATTGGCGTGGGCGTTGATACTAGCGGAGTGATTAAAGGGCAGAAAGAGCTTGATAAATTCGGTCAATCTGCAAACAAGGCATCTAGAGAAGCCGACAAAGTAACTAAGAGCGCAGACCAGTCAAGTAAGGCATCTACCGCCCTAGCTGGCAGTGTAAAACTGTTAGGGGCGGCTTATGTTGCATTGGCTGGATTGCGTGGCTTAGGTGCTACTATTGATGCTTATACAAAGTACACAGCACAACTTAAACTAGCTACTCGCTCACAGGAGGAGTATAACGCGGCATTACAAAGTGTTAGCCGTATCGCTACAACAGCGCAAGCTGATATTGGCGCTATCGGTACACTATACGCACGTTTGAACAATTCATTGCGTGACTTAGGCGCGACACAGCAACAAGTATCAGACATTACTGAAAACGTAGGTTTAGCATTAAAGGTATCAGGCGCAACCGCAAGTGAAACATCTAGCGCAATGCTTCAATTATCTCAAGCATTTGGTAGTGGTGCGTTGATGGGTCAAGAGTTTATGGCAGTGGCAGAAGGTGCGCCAATGTTGCTCGAACAGCTTGCTAAGTCAATGAACGTGCCTTATGAATCACTGCGTAAGCTAAGAGAAGAAGGGAAGCTTACAAGTGCTCAGATGCTTAAAGCATTTACTGACCCTGCTTTCTTAGAATCACTCCGCGCACAAGCACAAGAAATTCGCACCATTGGGGCGGCTCAAACATACTTTATTAATCAGCTTAAATTGTTCATTGGTGAGAACGATAAAGCAGTTGGTGCTAGTCGTGCGCTTGCAAACATTATTAAATTCGCTGCTGATCAGTTTGAGTATTTAGCAAGTATTGCTGTAGCTTATGCCATTAAACAATTAGTCAATTACGGCAAAGCACGTATGGCGTCAATGGCGCAAGAGCAAATGGCTACTCGCCAAATGGTCGCTAATATTGCCTTACAAAAACAATCTGATGATGCTAAAACTGCCGCTTTAATCGCAAACATGGAAAAAGAAATGTCCATGAACAAGTTGCGGTTATTAAATAGTCAAGCAGTCATTAAATCCAAAATGGATGAACTTAATGCCATTATTGCTGTATCGGCTGGCACTGCAAAAGAAGCTACAGCACTCAAAGCATTAGAAGCGCAAAAGCTTAAATTAATGGCTGTAGAATCACGCTTACACACTTTACAAGCAGTGGGTGGCGTAAATATGGCTAATAACGCCGCCACTACAACATTAATGGCAAGCAAAATCGTAAGTGCTACTACTGCAATGACCACAATGCAACGCGTGGCAGGACTTGCTACACCAGTTGTTCGCGGATTAGGTTTGGCGATTAGCGCGATGGGCGGATGGGTTGGTCTTGCAATTACTGGGTTAATCTTATTTGGTGATAAGTTGTGGGAAGCTACAAAGCGTGTCATTGGGTTAACAGGCGAGCTTGAAAAATATAATGAAATACGTGAAAAAGCAAATAAATTAAATGCTATTGGTGTAAAGGCTGATGACCCTTTTGCTGAACAAAAACAAAAGATTGCTGATACTCGCAATACTTTAAAACAAAATTTAGAAGACATTACTAAGTATCAAAACGCATTAAAAAATGGCGGCGCTGGATTGTCATTAGCAGAAGGTTACTCAATGAGTAAAGGAGGTCGATTAGACCCTAAACTTGTCGAGCAACAAATCAACGCTATCAATCAACGTATTAAAGAAAATGTAGGTTTAATATCTGATTATCAATCACAAATTGACGCTGTAGGTACAACAAGCTCTAAAAGCAATAAAACAGCTATTGATAGCTACAACCAATTAAGTTCAGCTATCAAAACAGTTACCAGTGTTATGGCTGAGTATAAAACTAAGATTGATGAAATTAAGAAAGCGGGTGAATTAGCTGGTGCTTCACAGGCTAGCATTGCTGAGAACGTTAAAGCATTAGAGCGTGAACGTGAAAAAGAACTTGCGTCATTAAAAGACAAAGTCAAAGTAGATAAAGAAATTAATGCGCAAATGGAAGCGCGTAAACAAGCAATGCAAGACATTGCTGATATGCAATCTGTTACAGCATTAGTGACCAAGCAAGGCGTGGATATTGAAGAAGCAAAATTCCGTGTTGAACAAGCGCGTCATGGCTTAACTAAAGAAATGATTGATGCTTTGTTACGTGAAAAATCAATCCAAGATGGCATATTAGAACAGCTACAAGAAAAACAAGAATATGTAAAACGCTACATTGAAATGAATATTGAGGCTGAGAAAGACCGCTTGCGTGGAATTGAAGAAAACGCAAAAGCATGGCGCGAATGGGATGACGAAAGCATTCGCAGAACTCAAGATGCAGAAGAAGAAAAACGCAAGCAATACGAGAAGTCTGCTGAGACATTGCAATCATCTATTACTGATGCTTTGTTGCGTGGCTTCGAGCGTGGTAAATCAATCGCTGATAACTTCAAAACAACATTGAAAAATATGTTTAAGACATTGGTATTGCAACCAATGATTAACTTTGCTACAGCACCTTTATCAAAAGCTTTAGCTGGTATTAGCGGTGGATTATTTGGCACTAACGCGATGGCAGGAGAAGGCGGATCATCTTTTGGTGTAAGCGATATTAAAAGTCTGTTCGATAGCTTTAGCTCAGACGGCTTGCAACGTAGCATTGAACAATTAGGTGTCAATATTGATTCTTTAGGTTTTAGCGATTTAGGCGGTGCAATCGGTCAATACTCTGACGTTATTTCTAAAGCATTACCATACGCAGGTACTTTGTTATCAGCATTGAAAGGTGACTTTAAAGGTGCTGCAATTCAAGGCGCCGCCACAGCGATTGGTAGCTTTACACCACTCGGCGCCGTTGGTGGAGCAATCATTGGTAAAGTAGTTAGCGGGTTATTTGGTAGTAAAAAGCAACCTAAACGTACAGGTGGTGTATCAAGCACTGGCTACATTGACGGTGTTTTAACACAAAGCAATGCCAATATTAAAAAGCGTGACTTTAGAGGCGATAAAAATATCAATAACGCTATTGATAGTGCGTCAGAATCATTTACTAAAACATTATCAATGTTCTCTAAAGCGTTTGGCGGTACAGGCAATGTATCATCTTACGCCCATTACTTTGGTCGTCCAGATGGTGGTTCTTACAAATCATTGACTGCTAATGTTGATGGTAACGAGTTCCGAATTCCTGCTAAGAATGGTAAGTTTGGCGATAAAGACTTGCAAGATTTTATTGCTAAAATGACAGGGGAGTATTTAGCAAAAGCTATTCAGTCAACTGCCGTAGGCGCTAATATTAAAGCGTTATTCTCTGGATTGACTACTACGGACGATGTAAGTGCAATGCTTAATGCAACAATGGCATTGCAAGATTCACAAAAAGAACTTGCTACTAAGTATGGTATTACTGTAGATGAAGCTTCACGTTTGGCTAAAGCAACTGGAATGTCTGGATCGGCATTAGCTGAGTACGTCGCAAAACTCGCTGGTGTAACTGCTGCTTTACGCACACCCGCACAACAAATTTTAAAAATTAGAGAAGAACTAACAGCCGAACTTGGTGGCATCTTACCTGATACGTTAGACCAATTTGACTTGCGTTTAAAATCACTTGATAAAACAACCGAAGCTGGTACAAAAGAGTTTAACAAACTTTTTGCCTCACGCGACAAGGTCGGTGCTTATTCAAGTGGTATTAGTGGTATTAGAAGTGGTATTGAACAAGCAGTATTTGGTTTAATGTCACAAGACCAACAATTACAAGCTAACCGTGAGGCACTCGCTAAATCATTTGCTGATTTAGGTTTAGCTGTTCCACAAACCGCACAAGACCTAATTAATCTATCTAAAGGCTTAGATTTAACGACTGAGGCTGGTTTAAATATTGCCTTTGCTATGCCAACATTAGCTGAACAATTTAAAGCCGTGAGCGACGCGGCAGGTGAAACTGCTGGTATATTAAGTGACTTAAACGAGAATCAGTTTAAAAATGTGATCGACTTTAAACGCGCTCAAGCTTACAAAGCGCAAGGTATGCAATACCAACAACTTATCACTAACGTGCCGAGTTACGATGTTGGTACACCTTATGTTCCACAAGATGGTTTGGCGATGATTCATAAAGGTGAGGCGGTTATCACTGCTAACGAGAATGCTACAATTGCTTCTACTAACAATGCCTTACTTGAAGAAGTGCGCATGTTGCGCCAAGAAGTTTCCATGTTAAAATTAGAAGCTAAAGCAACAACACAATACACTCGTAATACTGAAACTATTTTACGTAGAGTAACACAAGACGGTAACACACTAATGACAACGGTGGCTTAATGAGAGTTACAGTACCAATTGAAATAACCACTGCTAAGTTGACAACAACCAATGTCACTGACAACGTTTGGTATGATGACTATGGTAACTCATTCACATACTCAGCATGGTCTAGTGCTACTGCCTATGTGATTACAAATAGAGTTATTTATCAAAATCGTGCGTATGAAGCTAAAGCATCTAGCACAAATAAAATACCAAGTCAAAATCCTGATTTATGGATAGACTTAGGTGCGACAAATCGTTTTAGTATGTTTGATTTAACATCAAATACTCAGACATTACGTGCAGATAATATTAATGTCACGCTTACGTTAAACGAACGTGTTAATACAATTGGCTTGCTCAATGTAGATGCCGACAGTATATCAATAACAATGACTAACGCTAGTGTAGTTGTTTATTCTGTGACAGAAGTATTGGGTGTTAGAAATAATACTGTAAGCGATTGGTATGAGTATTTTTACACGCCATTTACTAACAAGCAAGAGACTGCTTATTTTGATTTACCTCCTTACGCTAGCGCAACAATTAATATTGTAATTACAAAAACAGGATTAACTGCCAAATGTGGAAGCGTTGTATGTGGCACTAATGAATATTTAGGTCAAGTAGAAGATGGTGCCAATACAGATAGCTTAAATTTTTCAGTTAATGAGACAGATAGTTTTGGTAACACAACTTTAATTCAAAGACCATCTAAAGACCAAATTGAGTGTGAATTATTGTCGTCAGAATTAAACGCACAAAGATTAAAAGAACTTAGACGTATGCTTAATGCCAAACCAGCAATGTGGTCAGGATTGGATGATAAAGATGACCCATACTTTGGTAATCTTTTGACATTAGGTTTTTACGAGAATTTTAGAACAAGATTGAACAAACCATTTGTGTTTACATCATTGAAAATAAGAGAGATTTAAAATGTCATTGACCCCATTAGTAAATTTACCTAGCCCTAGCGACCCTGCTAACTTCGCAGCTGAGGCAGACAACTTCTTAACTGTACAACTCCCTAACTTGGTGAATGAGTGGAACACAGATATTGCGCTATTCAACAATCAAGATACGCGATCTACCTCTACAACAAGCTTGCTGATTGGTCTAGGAACTAAATCTTTGACGGTCGGTACAGGTAAAATGTATCAACCTAATATGAGCATTAGGATTGCTCATACATCTACCGCTAACGCATTTATGGAAGGGCTAGTAACCTCTTACAATAGTACAACTGGCGCGCTAGTTGTAAATGTTTTATTTGTAGGTTCGGCAACAGGTACATTAAATAGCTGGAATACATTTTTAGTACAATTAGGTTTAAGCGGAGATAATAATAGTATAACGTCACTTGCAGGTCTATCTGGTTCACCTCGTCTTTATTTGGCTGCTGATGGCACTGTAACTGTAGCTTCGGCAACAAATGATGCTGGCGTACCAACAAATTTTTTTGGAAGAAGGTCTACGAATACTGGGTTTTGTATAGGTGCGTATGCTGGCGCTGCTGTAACAAGTGGTGGAGCTATGTTTAGTCGTGTTGATGTAACCAGCGCGGAGCTTCACAGATTTTATTACACTACAACTCAGCTAGGCTCAATCACAACAAACGGCTCAGTTATTACTTATGGCGGCACATCCGATTACAGACTAAAAGAAAACATCCAGCCATTAACAAATAGTGGCGCATTCATTGATGCGATTAAACCTTCTAAATGGACATGGAAAACAAATGGCGTGGATGGTGTTGGCTTTATCGCGCATGAGTTGCAAGAAGTATCCCCTTCAAGTGTACATGGTGATAAAGACGCAATTGGTGAGGATGGAAATCCGCTTTATCAATCCGTTGGTTATTCATCAAGCGAGATTATTGCAAACATGGTATTAGAGCTTCAATCATTACGCAAACGCGTTGCTGAGTTAGAAAATCAATAAAAATGGAAAACACTATGAATCAAGAACACATAGATGCAACCACTATAGGCGCAACAGTGCTGTTCGGTTTAACTGCTTCTGAAATTGGCGCGTATTGTGCGATTTTACAAGGCTCAGTAACTTAAAAATAACAAAAAGGATTTTTAATGCCAGACTATCATGATAAAAGAGCGCATGACAGAATAGACAGATTGGAGGCTAGACACATGGAGTTAGAAAAAAGTATTGCCGAAAATACTAACATGACGCGTGAGATTGCTGATAACACAAAAGAACTTGTTGAACTGTTTAAAGGTGCAAAAGGTCTTAGAGCTTTAGTCTTATTTATTGCACCAGCTATAGCGGCTGTGTATGCTATTATTCAGTACATTAAAGGGCATAGTTAATGCAATTAACACTTAACTTTAGTTTAGATGAATTGACATTTAGCCAACAAGCAACAAGACTAGGAATTAGAAACACACCTAGCCCTAATGTGCTAGGCAATCTAAAACAATTAGCTGATGGATTAGAAAAAGTACGTGCGCTATTAAATGCGCCTGTTAACGTATCAAGTGGTTATCGCTCGCCAACATTAAACCGTTCGATTGGTGGCAGTCCAACAAGCCATCATTGCTTAGGCTTCGCGGCTGACTTTACATCAAGAAAATATACAGTTTCACAGATAGTGCAAATGATTAAAAACAGTGGAATTAAATATGACCAATTGATTGACGAATTTTCAGATAATGGCGGCGGATGGGTGCATATATCATTCAGTCCTACGATGCGTCAACAAACGCTTAAGGCGTCTAAGGTTAAAGGTAAAACGGTTTACACACCATTATGAAGCGTAGAAACAACGACATTAACAAAATAGCACTATTCATTGTCTTTTCAGTAATTTTTATGACGGCTTACGGTGTAGTGTCTTTTATTTTGCAATGTATTGATGTTGCATTTTCTTAAAATTACTTTATAATCAAAACCTTATAACAACATAAGGTTATATTCATGTCACAACGTACAGTTGAGCAGTTAGAGGTTTTACGTCAGTTTGCAACAATCCGTCAGCTTGAATATATTGACGCGATTATATCAGAAGGCTCAATTCGAGCCGCAGCCAGAAAATTAGAAGTATATGATACGACTATCGGTCAGTCTATCAGCTCATTGGAAAGAAAATATGAGTCAATGAGTGGTGAAAATCCGCGCATGTTACCAATCATCCCTGATGGCTTAAAGCTTAAAGGTAACTCTACATACATTAATAAAGAAGGAAAAATTTCTGCTCAGTGGATTAAGACTAATGTTGATGACGTTCGTCGCCAAGAAATGATGCGTGAAGCTATTGAGGCGATGAAAGATGAAATACCTATTTTTGAACCAACTCAACGTCCAGATAATATTCAAGATGACATTATACCGTGGATAAATATTGGTGACGCCCACATTGGTTTACTTAGTCACTTCATTGAAGTTGGTGAGAACTTTGATCTAAAAATAGCAGAAAATGAATTATGCGGTGCAATTAGCATTTTAATTGATGAAATGCCAAATTGCGAACGTATGGTGATTAATGATTTAGGCGACGCTACGCATTATGAAAATATGTCAGCTACTACAGAAGCAAGCGGACATTTGTTAGATTACGATTCAAGATTCCCAAAAATGATTCGCGTTTATTCTCGCATCATGCGTTTTATTGTTGAGAAGGCTTTAACTAAAGCAGTTCACGTTGATGTAATTATCAATCAAGGTAATCATTCAAGAACAAATGATATTTGGATGGCTGAGCTATTACGCGTTAAATACGAACCTTCTGGACGGGTTCATGTGTTAGATAATGATTCAGTGTTCATTGCCTATCGTATGGGTAAAACACTTGTTATGACACACCACAGCGACAAATGTAAGCCTAAGATGCTTGCTGATGTAATGATTACAGACTTCAAAAAAGATTATGGAGAAACAGAATTTCACTACATTGATATTGGACACGTACATCATGGTTCTGTTATGAAAGAGTACCCAAGTATATTTATTGAAAGTTTTAACCATTTGGCTGCGTTAGATAGATATGCGCATGATAATGGATGGCGTAATAGAAAAAGTATTTCTATGATTATGCGATCAAAAACATACGGTGAAGTTGGTCGTCGTGTTTTACCTATTCAAGAAATACGCGATAAGCTTTACGGATTGTCACATAACATGGATAAGATTAAAGACGTATATTCAGTGTGATATTGCATGGTATAATGAAATTTTAGGAGATTAAATTATGAAATTCTTATGTTGTTATAACATTTTGATTATAAAGTAATTTTAAGAAAATGCAATATCAATACACTGTAAAATGAATGATATAAAACCAAACGCGCTAGTCACCATTACTGAAAAAACAATAAATAGTGCTAGCTTATTTATGTCGTTGTTTCTACGCTTCATTGCTAGATGATTTTTCTTTTGAGTCAATAATAGGTAATGGAATGTTTGTTTGTGGGATTAAGTTAGCCCATCTGTAACCTAATACTCTACTTTTATCAAACGGAGCAATACTTACCTTGTCACCTTGATTTCCACCAAGCACCATCAATCGACCTTTCTTGTCTTGCCCAACCACGAATCCAACGTGACCACCACCATCGCGCCCAAAAACAACAATGCATCCGTATTGAGGGATTGCTATTTCATAGCCCCAATTTAAGTAACTCTTAGCACTTTCAAAGCGACTAGAAACAATGCCAACTTGTTCTAAACAAGCACCGACAAAAGCTGCACACCACGCAACTTCATCATTCTTAATACCACCACGCTTAATCCACTTCCACATAGAAACAATCAAAGGATTATGATTAACACCTTTAATTTCTTTTTGTCCAATATAAGTTTCTGCTTTTCTAATCCACGCTGGTTTCATCATTTAATGCCCTTTAATATATTGCGCAATTGCATATACAGCCGCTATAGCTGGTGCAATAAATAATACTAACGCTCTAAGACCTTTAGCACCTTTAAATAGTTCAACAAGTTCTTTCGTGTTATCAGCAATCTCACGCGTCATATTAGTATTTTCAGCAATACTTTTTTCAAGTTCCATGTGTCTAGCCTCCAAGCGATCTATGCGATCATGCGCTCGCTTATCAAAATAGTCATCCATTAAATATCCTTTTTGTTATTTGTATTTGCGTAATCCAATAATTCTATTTGCGTATAATAAGCGAGGCATTAATTTATGCGACTTCCAGCCTATATTAACAGAATTATAATATCCAAAAAATAGTTGTATATCTTTTTTAATCTGCTATTTTTTCTGATAATTGATGCTCAACTATAATTTATCCCTTAGTTTGTAAAATACATTCCAGCACCTTTAAGCCTCCAAGTGCTTGAGCCTACTGTTCCATTCTGCAAAACTCCCAAGTTACTAGCTGAACTAATTAAAAATGGGATTAAAGTTTGTGCTTGAGCATTTACCCCATCAGGTATGCTAGTTGTGGTTGAAGCAAATAAAACAGCAGAACCTAGTTTTGACGTGGCACAAGTAAATGGAATTGAAATTCTGTCCGATGATGCAAAGAAACCTGAGCTTAAGATAATGTCAATAGTGAAGTTGACGCAGTTGCCTATTTTTGTGTAATTGCCAGCAGTGCTTGAAACAACAGCAGTTGAAGTCGTAACGCTAGGCGTCCATGTGCCTTCCTCATAATCGTCTAGCACGTTTGGGTTTGATGAAGGTATCTGTACTGTAGGGAATGCCAATTGCCCTGAGACAATGCTGACTAAACCAGCGTTAGTTATTGATAATCTAGTCGATCCAGCAGTTGAAAAGTTGATAGGCAATGTAGCTAAAGATATGCCACCTGTTAAATTAGTTAATGAAGTGATGCTATTGTTATCTCCGCTTAAACCTAATGGGACTAAAAATGTATTCCAGCTATTCAATGTGCCTGTTGCCGAACCTACAAATAAAACATTTACAACAAGCGCACCAGTTGTACTATTGTAAGAAGTTATCAGCCCTTCCATAAACGCGTTCGCTGTAGATGTATGAGCAATCCTGATACTCATATTAGGTTGATACATTTTACCAGTATCTACGGTCAATGACTTAGAGCCTAGACCAATAAGCAAACTTGTTGTAGAAGTAGAACGCGTATCTTGATTATTGAATAAAGTAATATCCGTGTTCCACTCAGTAACTAAGTTAGGTAATTGTACGGTTAAAAAATTATCAGCCTTTGATGCAAAGTTGGCAGGGTCGCTAGGGCTAGGTAAGTTTACTAATGGTGTCAATGACATTTTAAATCTCTCTTATTTTCAATGATGTAAACACAAATGGTTTGTTCAACCTTGTTCTAAAATTCTCGTAAAAACCTAAAGTCAATAGATTACCAAAGTATGGGTCATTTTTATCATCCAGCCCTGACCACATTGCAGGTTTGGCATTTAACATACGTCTAAGTTCTTTTAATCGTTGCGCGTTTAATTCTGACGACAATAATTCGCACTCAATTTGGTCTTTAGATGGTCTTTGAATTAATGTAGTATTACCAAAGCTATCAGTCTCATTTACTGAGAAGTTTAAGCTATCTGTATTAGCACCATCTTCTACTTGACCTAAATATTCATTTGTACCAAAAACAACACTACCGCATTTTGCAGTCAAACCAGTTTTTGTAATTACAATATTAATTGTTGCACTAGCATAGGGCGGTAAATCAAAATAAGCAGTCTCTTGCTTATTAGTAAATGATGTGTAAAAATACTCGTACCAATCGTTTACAGTATTGTTCCTAACCCCTAAAGTTTCAGTTACTGAATAAACAACCACACTTGCGTTAGTCATTGTAATAGCCACGCTATCGGCATCAACATTGAGCAACCCAACTGTATTAATACGCTCACCTAATGTAAGCGTGACGTTAATGCTATCTGTGCGCAATGTTTGCGTGTTTGATGTTAGATCAAACATACTAAAACGATTTGTTGACCCTAAGTCTATCCATAAATCAAGATTTTGACTTGGTATTTTATTTGTGCTAGATGCTTTTGCCTCATACGCACGATTTTGATAAATAACTCTATTTGTAATCACATAGCCAGTAGCACTAGACCATGCTGAATAAGTGAATGAGTTACCGTAGTCATCATACCAAACATTGTCAGTGACATTAGTTGTTGTCAGCTTAGCAGTGGTTATTTCAATTGGTACTGTAACTCTCATTAAGCCACCGTTGTCATTAGTGTGTTACCGTCTTGTGTTACTCTACGTAAAATAGTTTCAGTATTACGAGTGTATTGTGTTGTTGCCTTAGCTTCTGATTTTAACATGGAAACTTCTTGACGCAACATGCGAACTTCTTCAAGTAAAGCGTTGTTAGTAGAAGCAATTGTAGCGTTCTCGTTAGCAGTGATAACTGCCTCGCCTTTATGTATCATCGCTAAACCATCTTGTGGTACATAAGGTGTACCAACATCGTAACTAGGCACGTTAGTGATAAGTTGTTGGTATTGCATACCTTGTGCTTTGTAAGCTTGAGCGCGTTTAAAGTCGATAACATTTTTAAACTGATTCTCGTTTAAGTCATTTAATATGCCAGCAGTTTCTCCTGCCGCGTCACTCACGGCTTTAAATTGTTCTGCTAATGTTGGCATAGCAAAAGCAATATTTAAACCAGCCTCAGTCGTTAAATCTAAGCCTTTAGATAGATTAATTAGGTCTTGTGCTGTTTGTGGAACAGCTAAACCTAAATCAGCAAATGATTTAGCGAGTGCCTCACGGTTAGCTTGTAATTGTTGGTCTTGTGACATTAAACCAAATACTGCTTGTTCAATACCACTTCTAATACCACTAATACCACTTGAATAAGCACCGACCTTGTCGCGTGAGGCAAAAAGTTTGTTAAACTCTTTTGTACCAGCTTCGGTTGTTTTATCAAGTGATTTTAAACGCAAGTCAAATTGGTCTAACGTATCAGGTAAGATGCCACCAAGTTCGGCTGTTAGTTCTTCTCTAATTTTTAAAATTTGTTGTGCGGGTGTGCGTAAAGCAGCAGTTACACCAGCGAGTTTTGCGACGTACTCAGCTAATGCCGATCCAGACATTCCAGTTGCTTTAGCCAAACGTGAAGCTTCATCTACAGTAATACCATACTTAGTAGCAAGTTCTTTTTGTGAATCTTGCAATGCCATTGTTGCATTAAGCATTGCACTTACATCGTCCGTAGTAGTCAATCCAGAGAATAACGCTTTAATATTAGCGCCTACGGCAGTTGACTGAATAGCTTTTGCTAAATACTCCCCTGTCATTTTAGCAATAAAATCTTGCAAGTCTTTATCGCCAAACTTACCATTCTTAGCAGGAATTCGGAACTCGTTACCATCAACATTAGCAGTCAATGATTTGTAAGAACCACCATCTGGACGACCAAAGTAATGGGCGTAAGATGATACATTGCCTGTACCGCCAAACGCTTTAGAGAACATTGATAATGTTTTAGTAAATGATTCTGACGCACTATCAATAGCGTTATTGATATTTTTATCGCCTCTAAAGTCACGCTTTTTAATATTGGCATTGCTTTGTGTTAAAACACCGTCAATGTAGCCAGTGCTTGATACACCACCTGTACGTTTAGGTTGCTTTTTACTACCAAATAACCCGCTAACTACTTTACCAATGATTGCTCCACCAACGGCGCCGAGTGGTGTAAAGCTACCAATCGCTGTGGCGGCGCCTTGAATTGCAGCACCTTTAAAGTCACCTTTCAATGCTGATAACAAAGTACCTGCGTATGGTAATGCTTTAGAAATAACGTCAGAGTATTGACCGATTGCACCGCCTAAATCGCTAAAACCTAAAGAATCAATATTGACACCTAATTGTTCAATGCTACGTTGCAAGCCGTCTGAGCTAAAGCTATCGAACAGACTTTTAATATCGCTTACACCAAAAGATGATCCGCCTTCTCCTGCCATCGCGTTAGTGCCAAATAATCCACCGCTAATACCAGCTAAAGCTTTTGATAAAGGTGCTGTAGCAAAGTTAATCATTGGTTGCAATACCAATGTCTTAAACATATTTTTCAATGTTGTTTTGAAGTTATCAGCGATTGATTTACCACGCTCGAAGCCACGCAACAAAGCATCAGTAATAGATGATTGCAATGTCTCAGCAGACTTCTCGTATTGCTTGCGTTTTTCTTCTTCTGCATCTTGAGTTCTGCGAATGCTTTCGTCATCCCATTCGCGCCATGCTTTTGCGTTTTCTTCAATTCCACGCAAGCGGTCTTTCTCAGCCTCAATATTCATTTCAATGTAGCGTTTTACATATTCTTGTTTTTCTTGTAGCTGTTCTAATATGCCATCTTGGATTGATTTTTCACGTAACAAAGCATCAATCATTTCTTTAGTTAAGCCATGACGCGCTTGTTCAACACGGAATTTTGCTTCTTCAATATCCACGCCTTGCTTGGTCACTAATGCTGTAACAGATTGCATATCAGCAATGTCTTGCATTGCTTGTTTACGCGCTTCCATTTGCGCATTAATTTCTTTATCTACTTTGACTTTGTCTTTTAATGACGCAAGTTCTTTTTCACGTTCACGCTCTAATGCTTTAACGTTCTCAGCAATGCTAGCCTGTGAAGCACCAGCTAATTCACCCGCTTTCTTAATTTCATCAATCTTAGTTTTATACTCAGCCATAACACTGGTAACTGTTTTGATAGCTGAACTTAATTGGTTGTAGCTATCAATAGCTGTTTTATTGCTTTTAGAGCTTGTTGTACCTACAGCGTCAATTTGTGATTGATAATCAGATATTAAACCTACATTTTCTTTAATACGTTGATTGATAGCGTTGATTTGTTGCTCGACAAGTTTAGGGTCTAATCGACCTCCTTTACTCATTGAGTAACCTTCTGCTAATGACAATCCAGCGCCGCCATTTTTTAATGCGTTTTGATACTTAGTAATGTCTTCTAAATTTTGTTTTAAAGTATTGCGAGTATCAGCAATCTTTTGTTTTTGTTCAGCAAAAGGGTCATCAGCCTTTACACCAATAGCATTTAATTTATTTGCTTTTTCACGTATTTCATTATATTTTTCAAGCTCGCCTGTTAACCCAATGACACGCTTTGTAGCTTCCCACAACTTATCACCAAATAAGATTAACCCAGTAATTGCAAGACCAACCCATCCGCCCATCGCGCTAATCGCCAAACCTAATCCGCGAACAACTGGTGTAGCAAGTCCTGCCACGCGTTGCATTGTGGTCATTGCAGTAGTAGCACTTACGATTTTGCTTGCCATTAATGTTGTAGTGGCGGCGTTATTAGCCATATTTACGCCACCCACTGCTTGTAAAGTGTGTAAGCGTGATTCTACAGCCATTAATTTAAGCTTTTGCGCTTCTAATGCTTTGAGTGCTGTAGCTTCTTTTGCAGTGCCAGCCGATACAGCAATAATGGCATTAAGTTCATCCATTTTGGATTTAATGACTGCTTGACTATTTAATAACCGCAACTTGTTCATGGACATTTCTTTTTCCATGTTTGCGATTAAAGCGGCAGTTTTAGCATCATCAGATTGTTTTTGTAAGGCAATATTAGCGACCATTTGGCGAGTAGCCATTTGCTCTTGCGCCATTGACGCCATACGTGCTTTGCCGTAATTGACTAATTGTTTAATGGCATAAGCTACAGCAATACTTGCTAAATACTCAAACTGATCAGCAGCGAATTTAATAATGTTTGCAAGCGCACGACTAGCACCAACTGCTTTATCGTTCTCACCAATGAACAATTTAAGCTGATTAATAAAGTATGTTTGAGCCGCCCCAATGGTGCGAATTTCTTGTGCTTGTGCGCGGAGTGATTCTAAGAAAGCAGGGTCAGTAAATGCTTTAAGCATCTGAGCACTTGTAAGCTTCCCTTCTTCTCTTAGCTTACGCAGTGATTCATAAGGCACGTTCATTGACTTAGCAAGCTGTTCGAGCAACATTGGCGCACCTTCTGCCACTGCCATAAACTCTTGACCCATCAACGCACCACTACCAAATGCTTGAGATAATTGAAGCATTGCGCTAGATGTTTCACTTGCGGTTGCGCCTGATACCTTTAATGCTAAACCTACGTTTTCAGTAATGTCTGATACTTGTTGCTGTGTCGCGCCTAAGTCACGCAATGAATTGTTCAAACGTGCGTATAGTGTACCGATAGCGCCAATATCAGCTTGCGCTGTTGTAGCGATACGGCTAACACTTTGTAATGCCGCGTTATACTCCTCCTGTGAGCGAGTAGCTAGTTTAAGTTGTGCTGTGTACTTTGTATAAGCATCAATAGTAGCACCTAAGCCACGCAATCCAGCCAATGCAACATAAGCCGCCCCTAACAGTTTTACACTGCCAGCTAGGGCGGTAGATGCCTTACTTGACTGGTCTGCGCTCTTAGTTACTTTGTCGGCTTCTCTAGATGCCTTGTTTGCAGATTGACCGAATTTATCAAGCTCTTTCTGCCCTTTAATCACTCCGCTAGTATCAACGCCCACGCCAATAGTTGTAATATCTACTGCCATTATTTTACCTTTTCTTTTAACTTTGAAGGGTCTGTGAGTGCTATTGCATCAAGTTGCTGAATAGCGGATATGTCGAACTGAGTAAGCGTGATATTGTGCAACGTGGCATAACTTAACATTTCAGTGTAAGTGATAGCGTTAGCTTGCATACCTGCGGAACGTGTAGCGCATAATGCTACGAATATATCCCACAAGTAAGCAAGCATTAACGGAAAGTTAGGATAGCCCCATTGACTGCGGTCTATCTTTGCCGCCTCGTAATTCTCGCGTACAGTCATCTTTCCAACAACTTTATTCAAAGAGAAATGATGAGTGGCAAACGCTATCAATTCATCTAAAGATTCCTGCTCTACTTTCCCACTGAATTACTGAACTCAATGATTTCATCAATCCATTGAGGGTTATTTCCAAGTGCTGTTTTTAGCTTTGCTTTATCAAAAGCGCCAGCACCGCGCCAGTCAGTCACACGAACTAAAGCGGCTTCGATAGAGTTATCGTCTAACTTATCAATTAGACCGATTTGGAAGTCAATCTCTTTGCCCTTTTGTTCGGCTAACTTTGCTTTACGCGCATAGTCTTTTAACTTGTCGCGTT